TGCAAGCTTAACCCCGTAAGGTTAGGCTTTTTTTATATATTTATATACAATCAATAGTGAGCTTATGGCTAATCAAGCTGATATAAAAGAAATAATAAAACAAGAATATATAAAATGTGCTACGGATCCTGTACACTTTTTTCGCAAATATTGTTATATCACCCATCCAACAAAAGGTAGAATATTATTTCACCTATACCCATTTCAGGAAAAAGTATTACAAGAATTTAAGGAACATCGTTTTTCTATTATTAACAAATCACGTCAGTTAGGTATCTCTACTCTTGTAGCAGGATATTCTTTATGGACGATGTTGTTTAATAAAGATAAAACAATACTTTGTCTAGCAACAAAACAAGAAACCGCAAAGGGAATGGTTGAAAAAGTACAATTTATGTACAACAACCTCCCTACATGGCTTCGAGGAAATAAACCAATATCAGATAATAAATTATCACTTAAATTATCAAATAACTCTCAAATTGTAGCTACATCAGCTGCTTCAGATGCAGGTCGATCTTACGCCGTATCTTTGTTATTAATGGACGAGGCTGCGTTTATTGAAGGTATTGATAGAATTTATACGAGTATTAAACCAACAATTGCTACGGGTGGAGGAATTATAGCATTATCCTCTCCTAATGGTATTGGAAACTGGTTTCACAAAACATATACTGATGCTCAAATAGGTAAAAATGATTTCTGGCCTATAGAACTAAAATGGAATTTACATCCTGATAGAGATGATCAATGGGAAGTAACAGAACGAGCAAACATGTCTCCAAGAGAGTTTGCTCAAGAGTATGATTGTGACTTCTTAGGCTCAGGAAATTCAGTAGTTGAACCCGATAATTTATCTTTTTATGAACAAACATTTATACAAGACCCTGTTGAACGTAGGTTCATGGGCGGCGATTATTGGTTATGGAGTTATCCTGATTACAGTCGTTCCTATATCGTTAGCGCTGACGTTGCTCGAGGTGATAGTAGTGACTACTCGGCGTTTCACGTCATTGATATCGAAAGCTGTGAACAAGTTGCGGAATATAAATCGCAAATAGGCACTAGAGAATATGGCAATATGTTAGTAGCAGTAGCGTCAGAATGGAATAATGCTTTGTTAATAGTAGAAAACGCTAATATAGGATGGGATGTAATTAATACTATTATTGAAAAAGGATACCAAAACCTATACTATTCTCCTCGCGCCTATGGTGAAATGCATATGGATAAGTGGATGGATAAAATAGGAAAAGAACAAACAATCCCTGGATTTACTATGTCAGCTAAAACAAGACCACTTGTTGTCTCCAAAATGGAGGCGTATATTCGAGATAGACATTTTATCTTTCGTTCTAAGCGTTTGTTAGAAGAATTACGTGTGTTTATTTGGCAGAATGGTAAAGCACAAGCACAGAATGGATATAATGACGACTTAGTAATGGCTTTAGGTATGGGATTATTTACTAGAGATACTGGTGTTAAATTTGCACAACAAGGTATGGATATGACTAGAAGATCAATAGATTTAATATCAAGTACAACACAGGGATATGTACCAACATTACCTAGTGGACAACCTAATCCATATCAAATAGATACCCCGTATGGTCCTGAAGATATTACGTGGGTGTTTTAATTAATAAATATTTATTGACACAATAAAACAAATATGGCTGAACAAAATACAGGCTTATTTAGTAGACTAAAACGTTTGTTTTCAACAGACGTAGTAATACGAAACATAGGCGGTAATCAACTAAAAACAGTAGACGTAGACCGCATTCAAGCATATGGTAATGTAAAAACCAATGCATTGATAGATAGGTTTACTAAACTTCATCGCTATGGCGCTAATATGCCATATAACCCAACGATGAACTATCAAACACTTCGTATTCAACTATATACTGACTATGAAGCAATGGACACAGAATCCATTATTGCCTCTGCACTTGATATTATTGCTGATGAAGCAACATTAAAAAATGAAGCACACGAGGTATTACAAATCAGATCATCAGACGAAAACGTACAACGTATCCTCTATAATTTATTCTATGATGTATTAAACGTAGAATTTAATTTATGGTTATGGATTCGTAACATGTGCAAGTATGGTGATTTTTATCTTCATATGGAAATAGCTGAAAAATTTGGTGTATATAGTGTAACACCATTATCAGTTTATGATATGATTCGTGAAGAAGGAATGGATCCTCAAAATCCATCTTATGTTTGCTTCAAGATTGACCCAATGGTTATTGCAGCTGGTGGTGTTAATAGCCGTTTAAAAGATAGAGATGGTAAAATCAAGTTCGAAAATTACGAAATTGCTCACTTCCGTCTTTTAACAGATGCTAACTATCTTCCTTATGGTAGATCATTTATCGAACCAGCTCGTAAAACATACAAACAGTATGTACTAATGAAGGATGCAATGTTGCTCCATCGTATAACACGTGCCCCAGAAAAACGTATTTTCTACGTTGATATTGGTAATTTACCTCCAAATGAGGTTGATGGGTACATGGAGCGTTTGAAGCAAAAAATGAAGAAAACTCCATACATCGATCAACAAACTGGTGAATACAATTTGAAGTATAACCACATGAACATTATGGAGGATTTCTATATTCCTCAACGTGGTGCTAACAGCAATACTAAAATAGATACGTTAAAAGGCCTAGAATACAACGCGATAGATGACGTAAACTTCCTTCGCGATGAAATGCTTGCTGCTCTTAAGGTACCTAAAGCATTCTTCGGATTTGAAAAAGATTTAACTGGTAAAGCTACATTAGCTGCTGAAGATATTCGTTTTGCTCGCACAGTAGAACGTATCCAACGTATTGTAGTTAGTGAATTATATAAAATTGCTTTAGTGCACTTATATACTCAAGGATATGATGGTGCTACTTTAACTAATTTTGAATTATCATTAACTGTTCCATCCATTATCTACGAACAAGAAAAGATAATGTTATGGAAAGAAAAGATTGCATTAGCTAAAGATTTAACAGATAGCAAATTAGTACCTTCAGATTGGATATATGATAATATCTTCCAATTCAGCGAAGATCAATATGATGAATTGCGTGATCTAGTAATTGAAGATATGAAACGTACCTTCCGCTTATCACAAATTGAAAACGAAGGTAACGACCCAGCTAGATCAGGTAAATCTTTTGGTACACCACACGATCTTGCTTCATTATATGGCAAAGGTAGAAATGGTGTGGGTGATACTGGTGCTGTGCCTCCTGGATATGATGAAAAACGTCCTGTTGGTCGTCCTGAAGAAAAAGCCTCTATCATTGGTACACAAGATCACTCAATGGGTAAAGATAGGTTAGGTAGTAAAGAAAATTCACCAATATACACAGCAAATATTCCTGATGAAGGAAGTGGAACACCTAAAGGTGGTTCACCATTAGCATTAGCTGAAGCTCTACGTTACAGAGATATGTTAAAGAGTATAAAAAATGATATGACAAATAAACAAAACATATTTGAACAGGAATCTTCATTACTCGACGAAAAAAATATTAAGGACATATAACAACTACATATTTATAGGTAGTGTACACTATTTTATATGAAAATTAAACATAGCAAATTCAAAAATACTGGTATATTATTTGAATTATTAGTGCGCCAAGTAGCATCAGATACAGTGTCTGGTAAAGACTCGGCCGCTATTAATTTAATAAAAAAATACTTTTCTAAATCAGAATTAGCAAAAGAACACAAACTATACCAAGCATTAGTTAGTTCTAAAGCATTAACTGAAGGTAAAGCTGAATCAATGATTAATGCAACTCTTGAAATATCTTCAAGATTAAACCGCTCAGCATTACGTAAAGAAAAATACAATATCATTAAAGATATTCGTGAATCATATGATTTAGAAGAATTTTTTAAATCTAAGATTAACAACTATTCACAATACGCTGCTGCTTATAATTTGATTGAGGCTCACAACTCATTAGAGTTTGTTGAGCCATCTCAAGTTATAGAAAACAAAGTAACTTTACTTGAACATATTACTCGCAAAGAAATTAATAAAGATGAGGTAAAGGATCGTGTGATGGAAGAATATCTTTCTATGGACAAAGGTACACGTATATTAGTGTATAAAACTTTACTTGAGCGCTTCAACAGTAAATACAGTAACATGTCTAATGCACAAAAATCTGTATTAAAAGAATATATTAATAATATTTCTAATACTGTTAAATTGCGTGAATTTGTAAATAATCACTTTGCTGCTATTAGAGCAGAATTAAATAAACTAAATCAAGCAGTAACAGATAAAACTGTACAGATTAAGTTGAACGAGGTTGTTAACCTATTAAAACCACTTGATAAAAATCAAAATGTAAAGGATGATAATATTATTGCTCTTTTACAATTTCATCAATTAATATCAGAGTTAAAAGCTACTAAATAATGGATTTAAAAGAATACATTAAATCACTTGTACGCAAGCAGTTAGAAGAAACATCTGCTACTGGTGCTATTGGTGTTGGAGCGGGTCCTATTATGACACCATACGCTTTTTCTAAAGGCCAAAAGAAAAATGCAGCTACTAAACAAGCTGAAGAAGAAGGTTGGAAACAAACAAAAGGAGAAACCACAATGCCTTCAGATTCTAAATTATATGATTATAAAACACTTACTGGAAAGAAAAAGAAAGGTGTAAAAATATATGAAATGAACCCAGGAAGTACATTTAATACAGCAGGAGAATATAAAATAGACGGAAAAGAAGCCATTTATAAAGGAATTAGAGGTACTAAATATCTATTTCAAACCTCAGATGGTAAAACAATTGAAATAGATGATAAAGACGTAAATAAAGTGAAAAAAATGAACGAATCATTAAATGATATAATTAAACAAGAATTACTTAACGAAGTAACATATTCTAAATTCAAAAACGAAGTTAAATATAGAACTAAAGCTGAACAACTTCATAAAGCAATTCGTGAAGTAAAACGCAAATTACAAGAAATAGATCGTATTGTTGAATACACACAACGCATGAAAACAGAATTAAGCGAAGGTGATGGTATTCAATATTGGAATCGCACAAATAAAGCAGTAGCTACTATTTCT